TCACCGCCCGATCATCTTGCGCCAATAGAGCGAGTTCCCCCATGCCCAAGGGCGATCGGGTTGAAACAATACATAGCCGCGGCGAATGAAGTTGTTTGCAGAGGCGATGTTGCTCGTCGTATCCGACACGATGCAGTACAGACCGGAGCGTCGCGCGTGCTGCTCGATCGCACGCATCATCCGGCGTTGAAGGCCGTGTCCGCAGAGTTCCCGGACAACGCCAACTCTGGAAAGATAACCGATTCCGACGCCCATCACCGACGGTATGATTCCGGCGAATGCAACAGGTTGACCGAGCTCGGTCGTGACCCACCAATGGCCGACCTCGAAATCGGGCAAGGGCGCCCGATCGAGGAAGGTACGCATGTGGAGATCCTTCAGCGTCTCGAGGACGTCAGGCTCGCAGGCATCGACCTCGCTGATGCGGAAGCGGCGTGCTCGCCGCGGGATTTCGCTCGGCACGACATCACCTGCCCAGCACGACTTTGATACCCAGCCACACCGCGCCGACCAGTCCGGTTGCGATCACGGTGATGACGGCCTTGAACGTGTAGCTCTGCGCCTGCTCGACGCTCTTGCGCCAGCGCCGCAAGTGCTGAAAATCGGCTCGCAGTTCCTTCCTATCCTCCTCCTCGATGCCAAAGGAGGTGAGAATGGTCACGATTGCCCTCATCACGACAGCGTCGATCTCGTCGCGCTGAAGCTGGCTCTGCTTGGCCAGCGTCTCCGCGACGACGGCCCTGATCTCGTCCTGCGTGATGTTCATCGCCTGATGATCCTTGCAACGTTCTCGAAGCCGCGCTTGGCGAAGTAGAAGGAGATGACGAGATTTGCCGTCGTCGACGCAAAGCCAGCCAGCGGATCCGTCGAGCCGAGGCCAAGAACCTTGTCCCAGACGAGCAGCTTGGCGAAATAGATCGACACGCAATAGCCGATGAGCTTGTCCGGCTCATACCAGCAGCCGATCTCTGCCGCACGCAGCCGCAGCACGGCCTCGGTCTCGGACACCTGTGCAGCGATCTCCGTCGCCGCAAGGTCGGCTGCGATCTTCGAATCCGTGTTGCCCGCCTTGAGCTTCGCCTGATAGGCGTCGATCAGCCCCTTGATCACGGGCCCGCCGAGAAAGCCCAAAATGCTCATCCACATGTCACGACGCCCTGTTGAGCGAGCGCAGGCGCGCAACGATGGTGACGAGCGAGATCACCAGGAAGATCCGACCAACGGTCCGCGTATCACCGACAGCAGCGCTGATCTGATCCTTCAGGCTGGGATCGCCCAGAGCGTCACTGAAATTGTCGACGATCGAGAGCAGAAATCCGATGACGGCCAGCAAATATCCCCAAGCGATCGTGAGCGAATGCCGGCACGCGGCCTTGACCCTTGTCCACATGACCAAACCTTTCCCTGAGATATGAAGACGCGGCGGGCGCCAGCCCCCGTCGTACCGAGGGCCATGCTCTGTTGCGTTTCCGCGTCGCTAAAGCGACCAGGCGGCAGACGTCTTCAACGAACGCTGAAGACGCGCTTCACGAGCGCAGCAAAAAGGGCTCCAATGGAGCCCTTCGCAGGATGCCGGATGGATGCGCGGGAGGGAGCCGGTGCCCCCGCGACGGGAGGCGGCTCCGTCTCCTCCTTGCCTTTCGCAAAGCTGATTGTGGGATCGATCTCCATCATGGCCTTGAGCAGCCCCGCACACCCCGGCTGTCGATCGATCGCCTGGGGATCGTAGACCCCGTCCCGGACATATTTCCCGGCGCGGTATTGATCCGTCCCCGCCCACACATAGGGTGATGGCAAACCGCGGCGGGCATAGCCAAGCCCATTGTACTGCTCGAGCAGCGTCAGGGCGCCACCGACCGTCCAGTCCCGCCAACGCGCCGCATGCGGCGCGCAGTTGACGAGAGCGTCAATCGCCGCTTCCTCCCAAGAGGAGAACGGTCCCCGGCCGGCCGGAACGTGGACCGACACCCGGTCCCACGGATCGCCTTGCGCCAGCGAGCGCGACCAGCTCTGCGACGATTCCCGCTCGTGGATCACGGCGATAACCGCCCAGGGCACGCCGGTGCGCATGGCGACGGACTGGTATCGGACCTTGGCAGCAACAAGCCGGCGGGCGATCGATCCGACTCCACGCGTCAGTTGCGCCTTATGCCAGCGTTCACCGTTGGCTTTTGAGAGAGTCTGCACCAATTCCATCGAGCGAATCTCCGAACCGTCACAATAGTCGTCGCCGCGCCCTTGCTCGCCGGGACGTTGTGTGTTTTTTTGTTGCGATCTATTTCTAGCGCTTGCAGGAAATGCATGAGGTATCGAAAAATTCGCGATCTGACGGTCTCTGAAATCGCTCTGGGCTGCTCAGGCTTTTGGGGAAACAGGCGATTTGACGAAAGAAAGGCCATAAAGATCGTTCGGGAGGCCTTCGACCTCGGCATCAATTATTTCGATACCGGGCACAACTACTGCAACTATAATGCCGAGCCTCGACTTGGAAGAGCTCTCTCCGAGATCGTTGGTTCGACAGATCGCTCAAAGCTAGTCGTATCGACGAAAGCGGGCACAGTTCGCCCGCGACCTCTATTTTCGCTGAAGGACATCAAGACCACGGACCACAGCCCAGAGTATATCGAAAGAGCCTGTATCCAAGCTATAAAGAACCTTGGCATCGGCTACATCGACGTGTTCTACCTTCACAACTTTTCGAAAGAGTCCATCACAGATGAGCTTCTGACCCGGCTGCAACGCATGCAACGAGAAGGCATGTTTCGCCTTCTCGGAATAAACACGCATCGGGAGAGTCAGATGCGCTACGTTGCCGATCTGAAGAACGTATTTGACGTAGTCCTTATTGATCTGAACGTAGCACAGCTAGATCGAATACCTGTGGTTGAATACATGCATCGTGCAGGACTTTCCGTGGTTGCCGGCACAGTCCTTGCTCAGGGACACTTAATAGCTGGGAAGATCGGACACATACGGAAGCCAGCAGATCTATGGTACCTTGCCCGAGCAACCCTCAAGCCAGACGCTCGGAAACTTTCGCAAGCGGCCCGTTCCGTACGTTCGGCTCTCACCTCCATACACGGCATGACTCCCGCTCAGGCCGCCATCTCATACGTTTTGTCGTTACCTCAAGTTTCTTCTTGTGTAGTTGGGACTACCGACATTCGTAATCTTCACGAAGTTGCTGCTTCGACCGACAAGGCTCTGTCCTCAAACGAGGCCGGCTCAATCTTGTCCGCGTATCAGCAACAGTCGTTTCGAGTAAGCGTCTAGATTATTCGAACAATGTAATTTTTCAGAATCGTCGGCTGCACAATATTATGCGAGCTTCCGCCCCCTGTGCTTCCAATAGAGACGCTTATTCCTGTTACTGCAGCCCCCGTTGTAGTGGCGGAGCTCCCGTAGCTCGCCGATTGACCTCCGCCACCGGCATTCCATTGATTCGCAGAATAGACAGCAACGCTATAGCTATGAGCGTGGGCTGGATCGCTGACGATCGCACCATGGTTGTGTGATGGAATCTGATCTATCGTGAGCACATGGGCATCAGATCCGCCGGCCCCCCCCAGCGAGTGGCGAAGCGGAGCGAGATTTCCGGATGCGAGCCGGTTTGCTGTCGTACCCCCCATATTATCTAGACACGCAGTCACCCTCCCCCGCAAGTCCGGCAGATTAAACGTTGTGCTGCCATCACCACCGCCAAAGGTGGTGCCGACAAGGGCGAACAGAGATGCGTAGGTGACGCGGCTGATCGCTTGGCCGTAGGGGAAGGCGAAGCAACTGTTGGGCGCTGTCGTTCCCCAATAATCGAGGCCGGCGGCCAGGGGAATATTGTAAGGGTTGCCGTAGAACCCATGAAGATAGAAGCTGCCGTCCGCGTGATTGTAGACGGCGATGTAGGGCGTGCCCTGGATGATCGTTCCCGGCAGGAGGTCGGAATTCGGCGCGCTGCGCAGCGGCTTGGCGCCGAGGGAGTCGACGTTGAGCGTCACTGCTGCGCCATTGGTGACGTGCGGCGTGAAGGCGATGATCTGGCCGTTGAGGTGCGGCAGCGTGTCGAACTGCTGATTGCTCGTCAAAGCATAGGCCGTGCTCGTGCCGGTGGTTGCCAGCGCGCCAGCGATATCATCGCGAAACTTGGCAGTCGCGGCCATCATGGCACGAGCGGAATCATTGATGCTCGACGGCACCTGCCCCTCGGACCAATTGATCGTCGGATCTGCCGTGGCATCTGCGGATGCGGTCTGCGACCATCGATAGAGTGTCATGCTGCTCCTGGGATGAAAAAGGGCCGCCGCTTTCGGCTGCCGCCAACTTGAACCTGCCTCATGTCAAGATCGGTTCGTCGAACTCGCCGATCTGGATGCGCTTACGCCTGCCGCCGCAGCATCAGATACTGCTCGCAGGCACATGATGGCGCCCTGGCAATCAGGAGATTGCGAATGACCCCCTTGGGCACCCCGGGACTCTCCTTGGCGATCGCCTCGACGCGGTCCCTAACGACCTGCTCGATCTCGGTCCGGATCAGCTCAATGCGATCCTCCAATGTCGACGCACTACGATTCTGTTTCATCGATCTCGACCTCTGTTGTCGCACTTCGGGCTGATTGGAGATGTGCGAGCGATCTGTTGGCATGAGCAAGCGCGTGCTGGGTGCGCCTCAGGCTCCTCTCACGCATCGACTCATGGCCCGCGATAAATGTCTTCAGGTCATGAGGCAGCGCCTTGAAGCGCGCTTTCCAGGGATCGGGCCACGACCGCGGCGGCGGGAGATTGGCGATCTCGTCCACGGCCAGCGCCACCGGAGCAGCCGCCGTCGGATCGGCGAATCCCAGCGCCACATGCGCTCTGGAGACATCCAGCACGGCTTCCCAGAGCTTCTCAACGCCGAGGCCTGCATGATCCCTGGCGAAGCGGGCAACGGCGGCTGGTGACGCCGGGAGGAACGTCTCCCGCTCCCGCTCGCACCAGCGTGCGAACAGGGGAGCGCGCTGCCCACGAGCCGCCGCAAGGGCAGCCAGAACGGGGTTTGTCATGGACGGCTTCACGGCCTTCCGGACCTGCGGGCCTGATAGAGCGCAACAGCGTCCTTGAGATCTCCCGATGACGACAGGCGTGCGTTGAGCGCACGGAGATCAGTCCGCGCGCGCTCGCCCGATGACGCCGAGACCCCGGGGCGCATCACCGGCGGGACGGCCTTCGTGACCGCAGCCTCTTTCGCTCGCATCATCAGCCGGTATCGCGCGGCGTCGTACATCATTCGCTGAAACGTCGCATGGCGCATCAGGGGCTCTGTCTCGAACAGCCGGCTGAGCTCCGCAGGCGAGATGCCGCTGTCTTTCGCGGCGGACATGATCTCTGCGGCGACAGCCCGGCGCACGGCTCGCGGCTCGCTCTTCAGCATGCCTTCGAGCCGACCGTCCTGCTCCTGTGCGAACGACCGGAAACTCTGCTGCACCACCTCCGCCTGCTGGCGCTGCGCCTCCGCTTGCTGCGCCAGCAATTGATCGGACATCGCGACAGCGGCCTGGACGCGACCGAATCTGCCGGGATCCTCGCGCGACATCCGCTCGAGAGCTGACGGCATCTGCTCGGCCGACATACCTGCAAATTCCGGAAACTGGCTGAGGAAGCTCGCCTGCGCGATCTGCACCGCTGACGCCAGACCGTCGCGGTAGGACCGCCGTGCCGTTTCCGCCTCCGCAATCTTCTGTTCGATGGCCTGCATCACCTGCGGATGCTGCAGCGCCTTCTCCAGCTCCGGCGCCAGGCGGTCGGCTTCATCATCTCTCACGCGATCCGGCCCGCCCGCGAGCTCCGCTTCGCTCCCAGCGTCGCCGACCGCTCCGGTCGGCGCACCATTCCGCTCTTCCGTCGCGCTGGCGGCGCCGGAGGTCGGATCTTCGGCCTCGGATGCCCTGACGCGCGCATGATCACGCGCAGCCCGCTCCAAGGTCACGGTCTCGTCGGGATCGACAGGATTGCCGGCCTCATCGACATATTCCCGGACCATCACCGGCGAACGGGTCGCAGTCCGTTGCTCGGCGGCCTGGCGCAACGTCGCGGCATCACCATCGATCGGGTCGCGATCAGGCTGCTGCTCGGAATCCGGCATCGGACGATAGCCCGCATTGTCCAGCTCAAAGGCGGCTCCCGTCAGGAAGGCCTCAGGTTCGTTCGACATTCACGTCCTCTCCTTTGGGATGCTGCACATAGCGAGGGACTGGCTTCTAACCGCCCAGTGCCTTGGTGAAGCCGCCGCTGAACGGCTGGAGCAGATTGCCGATGCCGCTGGCGATCTTCGAAAACTGCTCAGCACCGGACATCTGCTGCGTTCCCGTCACTGTGCCGTTGGTCTGCTGACCAAGCTGCGCGATCGGCGTGCCGATCTGCGCCAGCAGCCCGAGCGCCTGCACCGGGATGCCGCGGCGCTGCGCCTCTTCAGCAAGCGTCGCGTTGGCCCCATAGTTCTGCGCATCGAGCGCGGCCTGCGACGCCGTGACGCCCTGGCCCTGGTTGGCAAGGTATTGCTGCTGCATGCCGCCCAGCATGTTGGCCGTCGTGTTGCCGGCGCCATACAGCGCGTTGGCCGCGCTCAGCTGGTTCTGGACGTCCTGATTGTACTGGGCCGCGATGACAGGCGCCTCCGCCGCCGCTACACCGCGGCCGTAAGCCATCTGGTTGGCGCCGCTGAAGTCGCGCCCGGCGGCTGCAAACTGGCCGTTGATGGACGTGCCGACGTCGTTCTGGATCTGCGCCAGCTGCGCCGCGAGCGCAGGGTTGTTGCCGATCATGCTGCCATTGGCGTAGGGCGTGAGCTGCCCCTGCAACGTCTGCAGATTGGTCTGAGCCGTCGGCGCCTGCGCCAGCGCATTGCCGCCATTGAGCAGAGACTGCGCATAGGCCCCGATGCCGCCGGCGTAGGGATTGCCCTGCGCCGCATTCTGCTTGAGCTGATCGAGCGCACCGCTCTCGGCGCTGGTCAGTCCGGTATTGTTCAGCCCATTGCCGACCTGCGACAGAATACCCTGCAGCATCGGCTGTGCCGGCTGCCACGGCTGCGTCTGGGATTGTTGAGTCTGGGTGCTGGATGATTGTCCGCCCATTAGGCATGTTCCTTGATCTGACAATGTTAAGAGTTGGCGCAGCCGCGAGCTCGCACAGTCCTCGACAAGGCATCGTCGTGAGCAGGTCTGCGATCCGTTCGGCGGAGGCGGCGGCACACGGAGAGCTCAATCACGTCCCCGTGCAGATCAACGCTACTCGACGCGCGATCTCAAGAAGCGCTTCTGTGGCTTCGATGGTTCTTCGTTTGAACCTGTTTGCGATGCCCCGATCGGATGACCCTGATCGGCCTGCTGTGCGGCAGCAAGCCTCATGTCCGGATCAAGTCCAATGCGACTGGGATCTCTTCTCAACGCCGACTGTGACGTCTGCTGAAATGGCCGTTGGTCCAAAAGATTGTTTCCGACCAGATAATCAAACAGCCAGTCGCGGATCGGGCTTCCGGGAATGGGTGACGGTGCGGGAACTGGTGCCGGAATAGGAGGAAAACCCGGGCTATGATTGTCAGGCGCCGGGTATTTCAACGATGGCGGCAAGCCTGGCTGTGATGGATCTTCGAACCAGGAGGGCAATCTTGGTGGCGGGCTCGGCGTCCTCGACCCTGGCAGCGGAATACCCCGGAAAGGATCGGCATAATCTCGGCCATCGAGATAACGTCTCCAATCGGGCACACGCAATACTTCTGGCTCGATCCCCTCACGCAACACATTCGGCAAATCACTCGATTTATCTCTTGGATTTCCCACCATATCTTCGTTCCCTTAGATAAGAAAACGGCGCGCCACGTCAGCGCACCGCCAAGGAGAAAATTTTCCGATATCGAGAGCAGCTCGACTCACCTTATCAAAGGCCCTCATGGATCGTAGATAACCCGAGCACGGAGCCGCAATCGCTCGGCAAGAGCCGCAACTTCCTCCTGGCTCTCGGGATAGCGTTCGTAAACGATCTTGGTCCTGACTGAACTTTGTTGATAGCGAGGATGCCATGTCCACATCAGACCAGCTGCCTCGGTCGCCCTTCTCCAATCGATATTCCTTAGAGCTCTCCTGATAAATGTACTCTCCGGCGGCTCCTCGAAATTATCATTGGCGCGCCGTAGGCTCATGAATCCCAGCCTCAGGGCATAGATTGGACCTGGCGTCCGCAGAAGCGGCTTCCCACAGGGGCCGATGTCAAGGCGTGGCAATCCTTCGTCGAGTGCATTCCGAAGACCCAAGCAGAATCCGTCCACCACCAGAGGTGCCCATGCAACCAACGCATCTTTCAGAATAATCGTCATCCCGGATGCAACGACGAAATAACTGGCACACCCAAGCAAGCAGTAGCTACGAACTACGACGGTCGCATTGCGACGACGCAGGCGCTCCGCAAGCTCCATCATTGCAACGTCGTCACCACCAAAACTGCGGACAACGAATAGTCCGCCGACTTGCAAGTCGTCGACGAGAGACAGACCCTGATTGGAATAGAGAACGCCGTCAAAGCAAAGAGTCCGCCGGTCCGGCGAAAGTGCCAGCGGACGCGCGACTTCGCCAGCGCAGTATTCTGCAGCAGCGCGATAAGGGCTGAAGTCCACATCCTCGGCACGAGTCGCGCTCATCCTCATCGTGAGTGCCAGCGTCAGGAAAGCGGCCTTTGCTGCCGATCGCACAAGGTCGGCCGTGACTCGTGCTGTTTCGTCGCGACCTGCAATCGTCTGATAAAACATGCGTTTTGCCCAGCAACTACGCAACTGGCAAGATAATCTGTTACTCGAGGTAATGGAACATAACAAGAACATTCTGTCAAGCGCACGTTTGTCTTTGCGCATGCCGCGATCCGGCAGAGCTAATTCATCCCGTGATAGGATCGCCTTGTCTGATCAACGTATCAAAGAACGCTATCGATCATCAGCTGATTGTCACCTCAACTCCTTTTGGATAATCACATGCGTCTGCCGATAACCGTTGAGCGCGCGCAGCCAGCCTCTACGGCCGTAGATGCGCATGCCGCGACAGCCTTCTGTCTTCGCGTAGGTTTCGATGCCTGAAATGAGCGGCAGCCAACGTGCCATGGTCTGGCCTTCGCAAGCCGTAATGATGCACACCATGCCTGTCTCGGTCAGCTCCAGCCTGGTCGCCGCAACGGCATCGATCGTGGTCGCACCGGAGGCGCCATTCAGCGCCAGCCATATCAGCGCCTGTCCCGCGAGCACGTCTCGCTCAATATCTGCGAAAGCGGACAGGCCAGTACGGCGGATCGCCCGCCGCAAGCGCGGCGCGACGTGCGGCCATATCAACCCGACCTGGCGCGGATCAACGCAAGCGAGCTCAACCGAGCAGGGCATAGAGAAACGTCCGCGTCGCCGCCGCGCTGCTGGCATGTGTGAGCGTGAACGAGCCGTTGCTCACCGCGCTCACATAGATCGTACCGTTGCCGAGTTCGGCCGCCGCCGCGGCCGTGGTTGCCGTCAGGATCGGCGTTGACCCTGCCGAGCAGTTGTTGTCGGCGACAACGGTGCTGGACGTGCCCGTGGCCAGCGTAACCCTGCCAACGGCGTTGGATCGTCCGGCAGCAAGCTGCTGCAGCGCCAGGATGATCTTCTTGAGATCGGTCTCGGTGATGCCCGGAACATACGCCGTCATAGTGTCCCACTCACGCTCAGATCCGGCACCACGCCGGCACAGAATGTCCAGGATGCTGCGGCCGGAATCCGGACCTTGAACCGGGCGTAGCGCGTATCCTTGCGGACGTCGCACCGACCTGTGCGGCCATTCACTGCGATTTCCGCGCTCGCTACGGCCAATGCTGATGGCGTATCCCGTGCCGAGACCGACCCATACAGCGCCGTGGCATCCGTCACAGGCCGGAAGCCGCGGATCATGATCCGGTTGTCGTCGGTGCCCTGCTCGGCGCTCTCGATCGTCGCCTCCAGATTGCTGCCGCGAAAGAATCCCAGCACATGGCCGGCGGAGAACTGCGCGATCTCGGGCTGCACCGCGGTCGCATAGGCGTCGAGGCTCAAGGTCATCGCGTCGATCGAGGGCGAGATGCTGTCGAGGTTCTCGAGCGTCAGGCCGGTCTGCGACATGCCGAGCAGATACTCGCCGGTGGCCGTGACCGAGAAGAAGCGGTCAAGCAGGAAATCATAGCCAAGCAGCTTGTCGTAGCTGCCGATCGCGCCGGAGACCGACTTGTACGACCAGAAGACGCGCGTCGAGCGCGGATCCGCCGCGCCGATCAGCAATTGCAGATTGCCCTTGTCGAGATCGGCGAGGAAGGTACGGTCGACCTTCTCGCGGCCGATCGGCTGCGGGACGCCGCCTGGCTCGATTTTGTGAAAGCCCTGCCCGGCATAGAAGAAGATGCGTTCGCCGGCGCGGATGATCGAGTATGGCGCATAGAGGCCCTTGTCCTGGGTGATGCGATCGATCTGGAAGATGATCGGCGATCCCGGGACGTAGGACATGCGCCGGATCGCCTGATCCTGGAAGATGATCCCGGCTTCGCCGCCGGCAACGCCACGGACGATTCCGCCATCCGGAAAGTCCTGATGATCGGACCCTGCCGTCAGGCCGTCCCAGGACGTTGCGGAATTGAAGTTGTTGAGACCCGACCACTGGATGCGATAGGGCGTCGACAGCAGGCCCGACAGCACCAGGAAGCGTCCGACCACGCTGATATAGGCTGCCTGAGGCGGCGCCCCCAGCGCATTGTCGAACACCGAGGACGACGTCAGGTCGAACACCTGCAGCAGCGCGTTCGCCTGCGTGGCGAAGACGAGATTGCCAGTCTGCGCGAACTGCCATTGGGCCGACGAAGACAGCTGTGAATAGCTCGCGCCGCCCTTCGAGACATCCAGCCAGGTGAAATCCGTGTTGTTGAGACGGTAGAGATTCGTTGCAGTCCCGGCGAAGGTCACGACGGTGCCGTCCGATTTCAGCGCGTAGAACGCACCTCGGCACGGTTCCGGCAGAGCCGACGTGTAGGACGAAAAGGACGGAAACGGCCCATAGCCGTCGCCGCGAGGAACGACGTTCTGAATGTTGCGGGTCGCCTGGCCCTCATAATCGCTGACGTCGGGCCGATATTCGCCGAAGGGAAGAAGAGGCATGTCACCTCCAATCATCGATTGCCGCCGGCGGATCTCCGCTGCGGTGTTGGGACGGTCATAGGGCGTTGGTGCTGCCGATCTCGGGCGCGCCTGCGCGCCGCCAGATCGCCCTGCAGGGAAGCGTCAGGACAACAGCGTCAGATGCTCTTCCAGCGCTGCGGCGGAGGAGATGTCGACTCCCAAGAGAGCGCTGGTGCCGGCGCGCCCAACCAATGGACTGCACCCGCGGGGGACGCGGCGTGCCACGATGGCTCTTGGCCGTCGCTTACGCTCCACGAGCTTGCGCTGCTCTCGAGGGCATACCAGGCTTCGAAGCCACGGCCATACTCAATGCCGAACCCGGCAACCTGATAGGGAGCGCTCTGACCGAACATCGCCCCGCTGAAGAGCGATGGCTGTCCATCCATCGCATGGGCTCTGCCGCCCGCCAGCATCCTGCCCACCGTCGCAGCCGAATTCCCGGTGGCCGCGAACACGCCACCAGATGCGGCAGCTCCGAACGAATATGACACCACTCTGCCGGATGTCAGCCAAGCGCTCTGCGAGCTGAGAAGACCGATCCGGGTGCCCGCAGAGACGCCAGCACAAGCCAATCCCGCCGCCGTCGCAGCGAATGCAGCTTGAAACTTGCCAGCTCCCCCGGAGAGCGTGAGTGCAGCTGGAGCCGCGACGAAGATCGTGTTCGTCGCTGCACTCCGCGAGAGTTGCGCAATCGCCAGCCGGCCGATCGCATCGAATCCGAGCAGTGACATCAGTAGAACTCGTCGATGATGATGATCCCTGCCCCGCCGGCGCTTCCCGGCACGCCGCCCGTCCCCGCAGAGCCGGCAGATCCCCCGGCACCAACGGCAACGGCATAGCTCGATGCGGGTGACGAAATGAGCTTTTCGCAATAGCCGCCCGACGCGCCGCCCCCGCCGCTATAGCCCGTGCTGGAGGCAGGTCCGCCGGCGCCGCTACCACCCGCGCCGTATGAGGTGGCGTTGAGGCCACCCGCATTAGGCCACCCTCCCGGCGTTCCCGGGCCCAGCGCCGATGCTGCACCCGCTCCCCCGATCGTAGCCCCCTGCGGACCGGAGCCAGCACCGACGCTGGCCGCGCCATAGCCGCCGCTCTGGTTGATGTCGCCGCCGCTTGCAGCACCTCCGTTGGCAGTCGGCCCACCCGAGCCTGAGCCCCCGGCGCCGCCATTGGCCACGAGAAACGAGGATCCGAAGGTCGTGTTGCCTCCGGCACCGCCACTGCCGCCATTGCCCGAGCTGTTGGAGCTGCCGCCGCCTCCGCCCCCGCCACCGACCATGCGGACGAGCAAGGTCTTGCAGCCGCTGGGCGTGGTGTAGCTCCCGGAGCCGCTGGTGATCACGGTCCTGGTACGGGCGACAGAGGCCGCGTTCAGGTTGGCGCGCCCCTGCGCCTGCTGCATCGTCGTGAAGCCATTGGCTTCCTCGATCGAAAGGAGATCCTCCTTCAGCGCCACGATCGCGACGTGCGGCACGGCGGAGAAGTTGACCTTCGCTGTCGTTCCCGCGGATGTGAACAGGATCGTCGTCCGGGCCAACGTGCCGGTCGACGACGTGTAGGCGCCCTCGCCGATCTCCCATTGCGTCAGATCCGTGCTCTCCGCCCTGTACTTGTAGAGCCGGCCATTGACCGCGCCGGCCGCGGCCGGGCTCTGATAGCCCTGGACGGCTGCGGCATAGGTCCAGTCGGTGGTGCCGCCGGCGCTCGGCAGGAACCTGCAGATGTCGAGAAAAGCTGCCATGTCAGGTGATCGTCAAAATGCCGTTGACCTGGTCGAGATCGACCGTGAAGGTGTTGCCGTTGGTGAGCGTGACCGACGTGCCGTAGTCCCACCAGCCGATCAGCGGCTTGGTCGCCGATGTCGCGTTGTAGAGCACGGCGTATTGAAACGGACCGATCGAGCCCCCCGCCGCCGTCCACGATGGATCGCTGCCGCCGATGAAGCGGAAGGTGCCCGCAGTCTGCCCGCCGGTGATGGCGCCGATCGAAACGCCGCCCGCCGTGTAGCCATTCGCGGTCGTGAGATCAGCCGGCGTGTTGTAGACGGTGTTGGTGGCCACCGGCGCGGTATTGGTCAGATAGATCCTGTAGACATGCGACGTTCCGGTTAGCATGTCGTGCAGGGCGTGCGCGACGTCCTGCACGAAGCAGTTGAACTTGTTGAATGCGGCCATGAGAGTCTCTCGTGAAATGACGTGTCAGACGACCTGGCCGGAAAGCCGCATCGTCATCGGTCCAGCGTTGAAGGTGGAAGTCAGGCCGAGCGTGTTGAGATCGGCGAGCGCATTGGTGAAGCCAAGGCCCCAGGTCTGAATGCGTCCGTCCTCCTTGAGGTACGGCGCCGACTCCAGCAGGGCGCCGTAGAGATAGAGATCAGGCGCCAGTGCGAGCAGCCAATTCGTATCGTTCGATGCGAGCGGCGGAATGGTCCGCCGATAGACCATCTCGACCGTGTAGGCGGCGTCCGGCCGCGGCGCGAGCTCGATCTGATCGCCGAACACGGAGAAATAGCGCGGCTGCCCGGCAACGTCGGAAACGCGGAAGCGATACTCGTCGAGCTGCACGCCCGATCTGAACTCGAGCGCGGGCTGGCCGCGCACGCTGGTGAGCCGGATCCGCCGCATCGACTGGAAGTCGGACGGCAGCGCGATGAACTCCGGCTCGCCGGCGCCGAGATCGACCACCGCGATCGCTCGCTGCTCCATCTGCCGCACGAACAGCTGCCGGTTGAACTTGGCTTCGGCGAGCTGGATGAAGCTGGGGATCCGTGACAGCAGCGTGGTGTCCTGATCGCGTGCCAGATATTCCGACACGGCGGATTGCAGCGATGCGTAGTTCGAAATCAGCGCCATGACGTCTCGGCCCTCCATCCGCTCTGTGCGGCCGGCTTGTCGGTGCGCAGATACGCCCAGTCCGGATCACTGAGCTTCTTCTGCACGATCGCATCGAACTCCGGCGTGAACAGGCGGAGCCGGGTGTTGCCGCCGGCGTACTCCTCGTTCAGCCATTTGACGTAGATGACGTTCGGAATGCGCGCGACATGGCGGCCCCAGTCGCTCTGCTGCGCGTCGCGCCGCGCTTCCCTGTTCCAGTCGAGGATCGGCGCGACATCCTGAACATGTTCGATCACGAGCCGCGAGCCATCCGCGTCGAGATGCGGTCGAAGGGTCAGCCCGCCCATCACGACAGCTCCGTGACCCACAGCGTGCCGGCGGTCGCCGTGACCAGGCCGTTGCTGGCCGCCTTGATCGCCGCGATGTTCTGTCCGGGCGTCACGGTGACGTACTCCACCGTGTTGGCCGGAAGAAACACGTCGGCGGTGGTCGCGGTCTGCGCACCATCGCCGATCCGGTAGCAGCAGGCCGAGCTGGCGGCGAGCCGGAGCTGGAACGTGCCCGGTCCGAACTTGTTGGTCGCGCCGACGCTGGCATCATAGGCAATCGTCTGCGTGCTGCCGATGCGGGATGAAGGCTGCTTGGGAAAGAACGACATCTCAGGCTCCCCTCACCGCCATCGAGAAATGCATCGGAACCGCGGCACCGGACGCGCCGGATGGCGTCAGGGCGATGACGTCATCTTCATTGAGGTAGACCGGCGAGGCCGGAACGACCGCGAACAGCTGCCCCGCAGCGGAGCCCGATTGCGGCACCGTGAAGCTTGCTACCGGCGCAGCGTTCACCGTCACCGTGATGGTGCCGTCGGCGGTGGTGATGGCGCCCCCCAGGATTCCGGCCACCTTGAGCAGGCGGCTCCGGAATGGCGCGCGGACATAGGCGACGACGGGGCTGGCGCCGCAGGACGGTGTGTAGGCCGTCAGATCGGCCGAGTTCAGGGTACGGTTGCCGGGAAGCGGCATGGATGATCCTCCAAAAGAAACAGGCGGCCCGACGGGCCGCCTGCAGGTCAGGGTGAACGAGGACGCGAACTACGCCGTGGTGTTGTCGAAGATGCCGCCGCTGGCCTTTTCGTTGCGCGCGACGAGCGCGTATTCGGCCAGGATCTGCCGCCGATCCGAGTCGCCGGTCTTGGCCAGCGGGATCGAGATCATGTTGCGGCCGTTGAGATAGGCCACGGCCCACTTGTCCATCTCGAGCACGAGGACGTCGCGCGCCCGCTGGAAGCGGCTGGCGACGACCTTGAGCTTGCCAAAATCGGACTCATAGGCGTCGACCGACGCGACGATCTTCTTCGACTTGGCTTCCTCCATCGCGGTCGAGCGGCCGGTGAAGGTCGAGAACACCTGCTTGTTGAAGGCGCCGGTCAGGATCGTGCCCGGCTTGCCGCCATTGATCCAGATCGCCGACAGCACCGTCTTGAGCCGTGCCTCGGTGAAGGCGATCTGGGTGCCGTCGGTCCGGATGGCGGAGCCGTCGGCCGCGCTGGGATCGGCGGCACCGCCGGCGCTGCCCCTCGAGGTGTTGGAGACGATCCACGACAAGATCGAGGCCGTCTTGCGCGGTGTCGTGGTGTTGCCGACGACCTTGGCTTGATTGGTGCCGCACAGGATCGTCTCGAGGTCGCGCTTGAGCTCGAGGCCCTTCAGCATTTCCTGATAGGCGAGCTCATTGTCGCGGCCGGCATGATCGACGGCCTGCTGGGTGCCGGAGACGCGCGCGACCTTGTAGGAGATCTGGCACTGGTTGCCGAGGCGGACAGTCGGCGTCGTGACGTTGGTGTTGGGGTCGTCGCCTTCGAGCTGTGCGTTGCTGCCGTCTGCCGGCGCCAGCGCCTGGGTCTGCCATTCGTGGTTGACGGCGGTCGCCTTCTCCTTGTCGACGCCGCTCATGAACGGCGTATCGACCGGATCGATGCGATAGATCATGTCGCTGAGATCTTCGCGGTTGCCGACCGCCTGGTAGGTGACGAAAGTAGACGTGGGTGTGGTCATCGATGATCCCTCATGTTGCCTTGCGCAGCACACGGCGATCGCTCCGATCGCGCCGCTGCTTGTGGAATGCACGACCGCGCGTTTTGCGAACGACGCTGCGCAGTTCTGGATTTGGTCGAAATCGTTCAGGCCCTGCCGGCACGATCGCGCGAGAGATGCGTCTCGGTTCGGCTCATACAGGGCATCAATGCCGTGGCGCCCGTTGCAAACGGGGTCGGCAGATGCAGCCAGCGTGGCTTCACCGTGTTTACACGATGAAGCTCGACGCACGGGCTTGGCGTGAATCGGTTGACGTCCCGGCCCACGAGAAAGCCCGCGGCGGATGTCACCGACGCGGGCTCATTTAAATCTTGCGATGCTGCCTTTATGAAGGTGATTTGCCCGACGTGTCAATGGACAATACTTTGCGCCGACCGCGCATGTCGATGAACGTCGCCTCGTCAAGATGACGACTCGCCTACTCCGCCGGGCGGACAACAAGACGCCGAGTCGGCACCCTGTCGACAGGTGCGACGGGCAGGAACGGATTCGACGGATCAATCCCAGCAACGGATGCGAGCCAACCCGGGAGACCACCCGACGCTGGTACAGTCGAGGAGTCAAAACGATCTTGAAAGGCCGCAGCATTTTGCCCACGGTCTGGACTACGGGCAGGTACTGACGCATCTCCCCCGAACATCGATGGACTCTGGACGAACGGGGCATTTCCAGTCTCAAAGACCGATCGCACCCGAGCGCCCGCTTGCGGTTCACCAGTTGGAAGCTTCGTCGCTGCCGGAACGCTCTCTGCGCTCCCCCTCATATTCTCCGGAAACCTGAGGTCGAAAACGTTCTGACTGCTGGATGATCTGCTACGGGAGTCCAATGCCTGTTTCATCAAGTCGCGACGAATATCGTCGTCGACCAACGGCCACAAGAACTCGGCAAGGCGTGCATTTATGCCCGGGAAGCTTCCTGTCCCGTACCCGTCGGATTGGACGTAGATGTCGTCGCCTTCCTGCACGATCGATCGATGAACGTTGCCTGGATCGAGCCAATGACCCGGCTCTGTTGTGTTCACCACCATTCTTCGCTCGGGATCAACCCGGTGCCGGACAGCTCCAAGAATGGGAATGTCAGTTGTCTTTCCGTCCTGCGCAACGCCGCTCTGAAGAGGAGTCGCATGCCTCAAGAGAGCCTGCAGCGCCTGCGCCAGCGTAGTCCCGTTGGAAACCGCACCAACCCAAGTCTTGGTCCTGTAAAAATGAGGCCCCGTGGGAATGGGAATATCGACCCCGGCGCCGATGGGCACGTGAATACGCCTTGGGGATTGCATAGTCGGGTCCATTTCATTTCCTTTCGCGACGCAATCAATTGCCTACGCTCAAAAATCCGCCGTCAACGTTCGATCCTTCGACAAACAATTCTCAATGCCGCATCGAAGAGCAGCACGACCACAATCGAAACGAGGTTCGTTACCGAAATGAACAGACTGCTGTCGACAGCCCATTGAAGACTGCCGCGCAGCGAAAGCACGGCAGTCACGATGGCGTCGAATATAGCCGTTGCACAGATAACAAGGGCAGCAACCTGCAACGCAGAGTTCCACATGAGGACTTGGCAGCGACACCAAACGAACATCCTCGATACCAGCACCAACAAGACGACGTTCAACGCAGCGAGAGAAGCCGCGAGACCCGCGAAATAGATGACCGGTCTCATCCCTTCGACGATAATGACGCCGAGCGAGATAAGTACAGCACCACCATAAAAGATCGAAAATTTCAAAGTAAAGTCTACAAATAATACGGCGCGCCATCTTCGTATAAGGCGGCTCATGCTCAAATCTCCCCGTTATAAATCGTCAACATGGCTCTCTGATCCGGACTTCGAACGAGACCTACGACACAAGGCCGCGCACGACGAAGAGTCCGTTCTGGTCGATCGAGCTGACCGTCGACACATTGACATCGAGGTCGCTCTGCTCGCTCAAGCAGACGAACGTCCGGTCAGCGTTTATCGCCGAGGGCTGCGGTACGTCGCCACGACAATGAGACGGACAAACGAAAAGGAGGCCTAGAACGACGGACAGGCAGCTCTCGGCGACTCTGGTTGATCTTCGACATGGTCCAGGCCCCCTCGACCTCGGCTCTCAGATGATCCGTGGACCGATTCTTCTGGCTTGATACGGCAGTCCGGATTGACGCCTGTTAGCCATTGAGGCCGATCCTCGATATTGGCGTTTCTGAACACGGTGGTCTACCCAGAGCTACATTATTGCATCACCATCTTACGACGCGACTGATGAGCCGCCTCACCGGATACGTTTGTTCTGAGGATACATCCGACGGCAGATTGGTGAGACCGCTTGGCCTCGAAGGTCCCTCCAGGAGGCTCATCACCCGTTTCTCGTTCTCCATCTCGGGAGACGAAAACAGCATAGCCAAGTAGCCCAAGGCTCCCGGATCAACTTGCGAATCGACGGTCGGACGCGGGAATAGAGCGGCGTCAGGCGACGGCCGAGAAACAAGATCCAGCGGTCCCAGAACGCCGTGCCTCCGAGGATCTTTCGGCAACGGTCGAGGCAAAGGAGGTGGCACCACCGGCTCCGGTCCATTTGGCCCCCAACGGAGGTCGGTCCCTCCGCGCCGGGAATTGGCATCCCCGGCACAATAGGTGAGGATACGGATGGGGCGATAGGAGGCGACATGATCCTGCCTCTGCCAGGCAGCCGTTTCGATACTTCGTCACTCGGCTGTGGCGGCGATGGCTGGCTTGGCCGCTCATAAGGGAACAGAGGCTGATTGATATCGAACGTATCAGGGTCGGCTTTGTGTTTGACGTCGCTTGAGTATATCCCAAATGGACCGTCGGCATTGAGACGTACGTTTCCAGATATGATCTCTCGATGGAGATGAGGGCCAGTGGACAAACCGCCCATCGACTGCACATAGTCCTTGGTCCCGATCACCGCGCCAGGGATCGGCCTGCCGGCGACAATCGGGGTATTGGGAGCCGGCAAATCCCCCGGTCCCAGGTGGCCGTAAAGAGCGTAAAACTTCGTTCCATCGGGCGCGACGGACTCGACAACGACTGCTCGGCCATAGCCGGCGATCACACCACTTCTGAAGACCTTTCCGGCGTATTCGGCATACACAGGAGTATCTGGTTTGGCCGGGTTGTCCGTGCCCCCATGATATCCTCCCTTGGTGCCGGGACGCTTCGTCAACCAGCCGTCGCCCACCGGCCCATAACCTGGGTATTCGTATCGTGGCATCGTCGCTTCTCATCGTCTGCATTCTGGCGCCTGAACGGCCAGAAGGTGCGTGTTCCCCGGAGCCTCGCCTCCCAACCACGTTCCCTGAAGCATCAGGTAACAGCCGTCTTTGCTGAAGGAGAGGTTGTCGTTGGCAATCTCGAATTCCGGATACGGAAGCGAGAACGTTCGCACGCCAGAACGATCGAGGCGCGCGATTCCAAGCGTCGTGTGCCAGCGCCGGTGATCGAGCAGCGGAAATGCGCAGACGCCATAATCACCGGAGATCAGGAACGGCTCGTTGAATTTTCTAAAGAGCTTTCGCACACCGACTTGCGCCAGCCAGTCCTGCTGGCTCGAGCGCTCGCCGAGGACCATGTAGCGCGACGTCTCAACACCCACCAGTGACGCAACGTCATGGTCACCACATCGGACGATCTCCGTCGAACTGAAATCCTTGGGCAGCTTGATCTCACGACCATCCTTGATCCAACTTCCATCCGTTCGAACGTATTTCCGGATGGCGCTCGCATCGTCGACATAGACGTATCCTTCCATGAAGAACACGTTATGGCGCTCGTCGGGAAAGACCGACATGTCCGCCATGAAGTCCGGACCGTTGACCAGGACCGGCTTGTCCGGGAGCTTGATGCCATGTCCGTCCGGCGACAAGAAGGAATACAGACCCGCTCGTGTGAAGGGTTGAGAGCGCGACAGTCGATACGTCGCTAGCTGCTCATCGCGTAGCAGAAAGAGCATTGGCTGATGCGAGTCGTAGGCGGCAATCATCCGACCATCCTGCGAGCAGGACAACGATCTCACGTCGGCATTTCCGGGAACCATTGCGAGCATTCGCTCTTCGCCTCTCAAGTTGCTCTTGAAGATCGAAGTCGACTGTCTCGCAGGGTCGTACTCCATGTAGACGACACCTGGCTCCGTGCCGGAACAGAACTGAGGAATGCCGGGCAGAGACGAGCTCCAGATGAGGCTCAACTTGGTTGAAGCCACCTCTGCAACGACCTCGCTCGACAGGAAAGCCGATAGAAAGATACAAGCGATGCCAATCGCTCCCCCTATCGCCGCAGACATACTCGCGGCCAGCGCACCGGTCAGAAACCGATGGAGAGACCGTCTCAACAGAACAAATCTCGAAGCTCGAGCACACATTCGATTTTCCCTGCGGGGTTTGTGGCCGGCATTGACGAGGGGCACCGTGCTCAAGCCACCCGTCCTGGTGACGCACCAGATCGACGCTTCGCCCCCATAGGCGCGAGCCTCCAACTCTCCAAAATCAGATCGCGAACTTTTGCCAACCCTAGAACAAACAATGAACAAGTCAATACAGCTTTTGATTGTCCTCGGTCGAACCAGCTCAGAGCACGCCAAACCGCTTCCTGCGCTCCGCCGTCTGCGCGAGCTCCTTCAGCTCAGCCTGCGCCAGCCTGCCGTTGGCGACCATTGCGCCGAGATGATCGCGCACCTTGCCGACGATGTTGATGGCGAGAAACAGCTTCTCGCGGCCGGCGACGTCGTCAATCAGGGTCTGTCGCCAGGCCGAGCTGTAGCTCGCCTCGAGCGCATCGAACGCGCCGGCGAGCAGTTCGTCGTCGAGCAGCGCCTTGGCGCGGCTGCCGCGGGCGGCGGTCTGTTGCAGGGGGCTCTCGTCAGTCATGGCGTCGCTCCGTCTCGCTGTGGGATCCACGATCCCGAGCGGCGACGGCGGCGAAGTCGATCGCCGCCTCGGCGATCTTCATCTCATGCGCCGCCTGCGCCTGCTCGCGCTTCTGTCCCTCTTCCATCGTCTTGAGATGTGCATCGAGCAGCGCAATCTTTGCGTCCAGTCCGGCCTTGATCTTGGCCAGCTCGATCTCGGCCTGCATCTTCACCTGCTGATGGACCAGATCATTGTGCGCCTGCTGCTGCGCCAGTTGCGCCTTGTGAGCGGCAATCGCCTGCTCGGTCTGCACCCGCGCCTGCGCGGCGAGCAGCTTCGGATCGGGCGGCGGCTGCGGTGGCGCCGGCGGCGGATGCAGCAGGCGCCCGGTCTGCGGATCGACCGCGGCGGGATCGTTGAAGAAGCGGCCAGGGTTCTTGTGTCCCATGATCCGCGTCAGCTCGGCGGCCGTGTTGTAGAGCTCGCGATCACCGACCAGATGGACCTTGCCGGCCATCGCCAGCTCCTTCTGCACGTTGGCGATCGCCATGGTCTGCGCGAACTGCTGCGCCTTGCCGCCCGATCCGAGCCCGACCTCGATCGTCATGTCGTCGCGGGTCTTCCAGCTGCGCGGATCGACCTGGACCCAGGCGTTGCGCAGCCGTACCGTCTGGCGCTGCTGCCCATGCTTGCGGATGGTCGCATGCAGGAGTCCGAACATGTCGCGGACGCCTTCGGCCATGATACGCGCGATCAGCTTGATGCGCATCTGCGAGGCGGAGAACACCTGCGCCACCGCCGTCGCCGACTGGTTCTGCAGCGCGTTGGCGTCGATGCCCTGCGCTTGCCTCGAGAGTCCCGAGCGGCTTTCGAGCTCGGCGTCGATATATTGGAGCATCGGATAGATCGAGCTGGTGATATCAGGTACCACCTGCCAGTTCAGCCCGCCGGCCGTCTTGGTGCGGACGACGCCTCCAGGACGCGAGACCAGGAGATCGTCGAGTGTGTTGGGGCCCGCGTTCTGCTCGGCCACCTCAACGCGCGGATTGTTGTGCAGATAGAGATTGTCCAGCGCCCCCCGCTTCAGCGCCGTCTTCTCCCGCTGCAGCGGCATCACCAGATCGGCAATCGAGCGACCGAAAAATCGATGGGTCATTGGCACCGGCGTCGTGGCCGCGAACGGGATTGCGTCGAACGGCGTGATGCAGTCCTGACCGTCCTTGCGCAGGATCTCGCTCTGGTCGCCGCCGGTGATGACCTGGTACAGGCAGGGCTGTCCCTCACCTTCATAGTCCAACCGGACATAGTGCTCGGTGATACGCACGAGCCTGGTGCCCGAATTCGCTGCGCTCGACGATGCCCGCGAACGCTCGTCGACCGTATCGCGTGCGAGCGTCTCGACTCCGGTCGTCCCGCCATCGTCGCCGAGCGAGCGGATCTGCGCGGCGTCGAACCCTTCGGCAATCAGTTGCGCCTCGGTCTTGGTGACGATCTCGTGGAAGCAGTAGTTGCAGTCGCGGATCGAGCGCGCGCCACGCTCGATCCCGAACTCCTCGGGCGGCACACCCAAAACGCGCGCCTGCGCGAATTTCCGGGTGGTCACGATGGTGACGTCGTGCGTGATCGGTGCCGGCGCCGGTTGCGGCAGCGCCGACTGAAGAGGCATGGTCATGGCGATAGACCCGTTCTGTGATGGAGAAACAGATGTAACAGCGTCTAACGGCTGTCGCTTCGAGCTGCGTCGGTCAGGAGGTAGTCCCGGATCATGCCGAGAAGGCCGCCGGCCGGGGCCATCTGCCCGCCGACTCCAGACCCGTCTCCCACGACGGCAGCAGCCACGTCCGGCGGATCTCCGGGAGTTGCTCTCCTGTCCTTAATGTAGGGGATGGCCGGCACACCGTCGGAAAATGGACGATCGGGGCGAGCACCCGAAACACGACGAGCCGACGGCGCATAGCGGCCGCCGACGTAGTCGGACGACCACGGAGAGATCGTCGAGTCAAATGGTTCCCTGCCCGGCCACGGTGCAGCATAGGGTATCGGCCGTTCGGCGTCGCGCTCGAATCGGATCGGCGCGCTGTGGGGAACGCCTCCAGGCGCCGAAGACTGGCTGCCCGCCCCATGACGGGATTCAGAATGTATTTTCTGATGAAGGCGGCGACCTGCGCCGGCGTCGCCGTAAAGTTTACGCCGACGCCGGGAATTGCGGCTCCTACACCGATCGACGACACTTTTGCCTTCCAAGGCAGCGGAACGCCGGATTCGTCCGGAATGGTCGCGTTAACGCTGAACGACGGCACGTTGATCGACGCACCGAACCTGAGAGTGTCTTCGGACGACATGCCCTTTCTGAGATGGATGAGGTGCAATCCGCCACCTCCCTTCCCTAGACCCCCCGTCAAGGTTACATTTGGTGCAGTCGGCCCTCCCGGATTCCAATAGTATGTCCCTCCGAGCCCGAACCAGGGTAGCTCCAACGAGATGCCATCCGGACGAAGATTTCCTTTCTCATTGACCGACATTTGGCTACCTTTATCAACTGAATGAAACGATCGGCTGCGATCGACACCTCGGCCAGCGCTGCAAACATGTCCGACGCGATAATCGGCTTCGCTCTCATTTGGATGGTTGCGGGCCTGCCGCTGTGGGCCCTCTTGCTGAATGATTTCCGTATCATCCACAACCATATCGCTCCGAGCGCCTCCGACATGCGCTACATGAAGCCGGGCTATTACAAGACATGGCCCTTTTTCGGATTTCGCTTCTCCGCAATGGATCCGACGAAGCTGACGGAGCCCGGTCGAGTACGGCTGAAGATCGCAATCCGGCGGCAGCGGATCATATGGGTCTGGTCGGTCCTCGGCTTTCTCATCGTCATGATTTTGGGCGCACTGAGCTGAGGACCCAACAACGAGACAGGCGCTCCCCCGCAAGAACTGTGGGAAGTACGATCGGCTACTCCGCGTTCAGCGCCCAGAGCGCTCACGGGCTCAGCGTTCCTGCCGGAGTTTCTCCCAGCCAAGATCCGCCGCTTGACGTGCCGATTCCGCGTTCATGCTGGCCCGTGGTGGATCTGAGCTCTGCATTCAAGATGCCGGCTGCCGCGGTTTTACATCCGGTTCTGCACCACGCATCGTGTGCGCCACGATCCGTATCGCGCCGTCGGATGCCATGACGGACTCGGCCAGCAGCGCGAACTGATCCTCGGTCAGGTCGTAATAGGTCTCGCGATTCTCCTCCTCGCGCTCCTCCCACCAGACCTTGACGACTCCGACTTTCGACAGCAGAGCGTCCTTGATGAAGGAGTACAAGACCATGAACCCGGGATTCTGCTGCATGAAGACGTGATTGACGTAATCAGTCTCCTGCGCCGCAGCCGCCTCGTCCTCGGGACCGACCGGCTCGAAGCGCACGACCTCGTCGGAACCCGCGAAAATGTCCATCAGATGCGGCATCAGGCCTTCGACCGTGTCGGCGACATCGGTGGAGACGGCGCGTGACCGCCCCTCCTGCGTCGGCATGTCCTTCTTCATGTTGCCGAGATAGTAATCCATGGCATCGGCACGCTCCTCGGCGAGCCGCGCCGCGGAGATGGCGGCCAGCGCATCGGCCTTTTCGGCGGCGAGCATGGACTTGAGGTCGGAGGTCGTCATTTTTGGCATGATCAGATCCACGTCATTGAGAACGCCATTGTCAGGTTTGGGACCCTCGTACGATACGGAGGCTCATCGCGGAGGCCAGGCGGAGGCACCGGCGCCATCGTCGACCGACTGCGTGCGCATGTAGTCCTGGATCATCCCAAGCAGGCCGCCTGCCGGCGGTTGCAGGCGCGCCGAATCCATCGCATCAGTGTTGCCGGTGCCCGCGATCAGACCGGGAAAGCCGCCGGGACGGCCGGCGGCCGCACGGCTGGTGGATGGGGTCGCCAACTCCGACCGCGCCCACCAGGGCAGTGAGCTTGAATTGTTGACCATCCCTGATCGCGGGGCCGCGCCCTGCGGAGGTGCGGCATTCGGATCCGCGGGCGGCATCACCGGCACGATGGCGCCGGCCGCATCGACCGTCCAGTCCTGGGGATTCGTGAGGATCTCTCGGATGAGCTGCCCCTCCCGGTAAGCGCCATGGGCCGCCCACCCGCCGGCCAGCGATCCACCCGTTCCGAGCGCCACTGAGCCCGCGACGGCCCCCGGCAGACCACCGACGATTTCTCCCCCTATTCCTCCCAGTGTTGCGCCCAGGATTCCACCCCAGGTCTCTCCCGATCCGACCATCCCATCGTGGAGAACATCATCTCGACGCGGCGCGGCATATCGAGATAACGTCTCCTTCTTCGCTTGACTCTGCGCAATCATATTGATGAGCTTCGCAACGAGCTTTTCGGCAGCCATTCTGTACTCCATCGTAGTCGTCGTTCACGCGAGCACCTGACGAGTCCCATGACACAGGCAGACAATCAGCTGGCAGGCACTCAGAAGAGCGCCGTGCAAGGCTGTCTGAAGTCCATGATGGTCAATGTCCTGATTCTCGCATTCATGTGCGGCGCCTGGTATTTCCTTTTTGGAGACAAGGGAATCCTGGCTGGCATTGCATCATTCCTGGCCATCCACCTCGCCAGGTTTTTTGCAGCAGTGTTCGGCAACCCGCCACAGGTGCCGTCTCTCCGCGAGCCGGACCGAGACAAATCGGCCTGACCGCCGCTGAAGGACCAGCTCACGTCTGCCGCGATATCACCGCCACCCCGCATCCTGGTATCGGATCGGGCGGTTGAAGCTCGCGGCTCGCGTCGGCGCCTCGTAGCAGACCGCCATCAGTCCGATCGCGTCGGCGGCGTGCGACGACCAGTCGTGCTCGGGGCCGAGCCCGACATTGCGTGTCTCGTCCCTGCGCTCGTGATAGAAGCCGAGCGCCTCCCGGCCGGCTTCTGTGGTGGCTGCGTTGAACCAGAGCTGCGGGCCGAGCCGACGCAACGCCTCGATGCGCATCATCGCCGCGCCCCTGCCCTGGTTCTTGAGCGGCGGCTCGACGGCGAAACCGGCTTCGCGCAGATGATCGGCATAGCGCTTGCCGGTGACGGCATTGGTCGCGAGGCCATCATGCGGAAGGTAGAGAATGGCATTCTGATAGCCCCGCGCGCGCAGCCAGTTGACATGGAAGGCCAGCACCTGCCCCACGGCCTCATAATAATCGAGCACCCGAACCTCGTTGCCGACCCATTGCACGATCCAGATGGTGAAGGCGTCGGCCGTGGCGCCGGCGCCGCCGATATCGATGAACGCCCGCAGCGGCAGCAGCGGATCCGCGGACACCTTCCCGATCCGCCCCTCGCGCCTGGCCTGGGCCAGCAGTTCGGCGAAATAGGCCCCTTCGAACGCGCGCACGTAGTCGCCCTCCCAGATGTGCTCGTAGCGGTCCGGATAGATCGCCAGGTCGAGCCGCCGCTCCTCGTCCAGCACCGGCGGAAACCATGGATTGTCGCGCCAGCTGGCCTTGACGACGACGGCGCCGTCCGCCCCGCGACCTCGCAGAAAATCGTCGACGGCATCCGACTTGCGGCGCGGATTCCAGCTCGCCCACAATTCGGAGCGCGGCGCGCGGATGGTCGGCCGTAACAGCGACAGCGAGCGCGCGCTCAAGGTCTGCGCCTCGTCGATCCAGGCGATGCGAAATCCCTCCAGCGACTTGATCGACTCCGCGGTGTGGTCCTGCATGCCGCGAAAAATGATGAGCCCGTCGCCGGGCGTCATAATGCGATCGCTGAACGACCGGAAGCCCTGGCCCAACCCGAGCGCTGCGATCTTGCCTTCGATCAGCCGTTTGGACGATTGGGCCAGTGTGCGCTGCGCCTCGCGGATGCAGACGGCCAGCGTGCCGCGCTCGGCCTGGCAGGTCTCGACCAGCAACTCGCCGAAGAAATGCGACTTGCCCGAGCCGCGGCCACCGAACGCGCCCTTGTAGCGCGCCGGCGCGAGCAACGGCTCGAACACTTTCGCAGTGGGGATCTTGAGGGTGGACAATGATCACCTGCTTCTTCCAGGTGTTAATCTCGATCGAACAGGAATGGCTCCGGCGGAGCTCCGGTTTCGAACACGGATTAGGCGCCGGAGGACACCTGCCGTGACCTCAGACGGCGCACCGGCCGACACTCTTCGACGATCGAACCTGACTCGCCCCGCTCCGGAGGCGCGGCTCCCGCCGTTTCATCGATCCAGTCCCCAAACCGCGCATCGAACGATGAGGCGGACTCCGTCCGCTCGCCGCCGTTCGATCCACTGGGAAAACGTCCCAATCGCCCGGAGGGAGTGTCAGCCCCGCCGCCGGGCCCTTTCACGATGCGGCAGCCCCCGAAACGACTTGAATTCAGGATGATGCCGAGCACGGCCTTCACGCGATCTCACGCTACAATCCAGCTGAGTGAGCCAGGCGCGGTTCAGCGCCGTCAATCGCGATGAAACCGTCTGATCAGACGATTGTCGAGCCGGTCCAAGCTGGGACCGACGACTCTGACGAGCAACGTCCACGATCCATGCAGTAGCCATCCAAGCATGTAGGAAATAAACAGGCTCACGGGGAAATAGAACAGATAGCTGTTCATCCAAGAGCCGGCGTCAAAGGGAGGATCATGAAGACCGAGCGCGGACCATACCGGACCTAGAATCATACCGGCTGGAAGAACAGCGATTTCGGCCAGCAACACACTGGCCTTCAAATCCGCGAAATGAGACAGGCAGCCGAACAACGAAAAATGGATGACGTAAAGCACCGAAGCGATCAGCCCACCCTTGTTCAATCGCACAACATCACCTCATCGCCGATGGGTCGATCATTCGGCCAGCACTCGACCGAAAACTGAAGACGTTCCGTCCCGTTGGCCATGTCCCATCATTCCCGCTATTGAAGCCCCGCGACTGCTTCGCCTAGTTCGCTCGCGAAAACCGAAGGTGAATCCTTCCGACTTGTTCGTTCTGAAAGAACCCGCTCCTGACAAATTCGTCCCGGTCTCTTTTGACACGCCGATAGATCGCTAGCTGCAGCGAACCGGATCTGACTGTCGAATGGAATGTTGCGCTGGCATCGGCCACCTGGCAGCAGCCAGGTGGCCCTTGAACAGCCATATCGATCGTCGGAAGATCCGTGACGCCGCGCTGAACAACAATCCCAATGCTCAGACCCGCAGCGCGGATTTCGCAACTCTGCCCATAGCCACAGTCGTCAAGCTTACCGACATCGATTTCCTCGTTCGCTTCGACCGCATAATTGAGGACGAAATCGTGAGCAAAACCCACGCTGCACGAGAAAACCAACAGTAGCGTTGCGACGGCGCCTAGCCGTTCGACCGAACGAAAACTCCGTACCGACGGGTCCGGCGTCAAGACTGCACTAGCTAAAAGCCCGCCCCTGCTGACACGCACCGCTACCTCCGAATGAGCCTCCGCACTATCGACAAGCCTAGAGTACAAAGCAAGAACTTTATGGCGACGATTCCTTGCAACGCCCCTTCGAGCAACGAGAAGCGCGGAGCCCGGGCTGTTTCCCGCGCCCTCAGGTCACTCTTCCTCCTGCTCTTCGTCCGCCGCTTCAGGATGCACGATCACACGCTCGATGCGATGAATCAATTCCAGCGCGCCGTCTTCGCCGTTCTGCAGCGCCTGAGGCGCTTTGCCCCAGCCGCGGTCGAGGATGGCGTTAGCGGCCGACACCCGCGCCGCGTGGGTTGCCTTGGTCGAGCGCATCACGCCGACCAGCGTGTTGATCGCGGTCTTGGTATGGCTCCGCGCCATTGAGCGGATTTCGGTGATGGTTTTTGACATGGGTCGTTCCCGGGATTGCGAACGTTGATTGGGACGATGGTGGTCCTCACCAGATCGCGTCGACGCATGCGATCATCACGAGACCGATCAGGGCGAGCGTGATCAGATAGGCGGTCATCTCTCTTCCCCTGCGTTCGATAAGAAGCGCGGCAGATCGCTGCCAACGGCGCGATCGTTTCGGGCGCGAACCCTATCCCCGGCTCATGCGAGGGGCCGCAGCAGGCGTGGCGACTGACGCCGCGCCCGCGGGCCGTCCGGTTCGCGCCGGCCGGCCAATATTGATTGCATCCGACCACGCTGCGTCGCGCGCCATGGGCCGCGCGGCTCGAGGCAAAGGCCTGCAGCCGCCACGCGCGGGCGCCACGTCCGGCGATTTCGGAAAATTCGATAATGGCACTATGCCGGTGATTTGCCCGACGTGTCAAATCCGATCGAAAGATGACCGTCATGCGCGCCACTCGGCGCGTAAGCGGCGGGCTCAATCTCTGGCAAACAAAAAGCCCGCGACCAAGCATTCGGTGCGGGCTCTACGATTTTTTCGATGGTGCCAAAATGCGCCTGATTTGCCCGACGTGTCAAGCGCAACGATTTGCTGCGGTCGTCAGCGGTCTTCGGCCTCAAAGCCCGCTCGTCGGCGTCAGCACGATGAACTCGTCGTCTGGTGCGATCAGTCCTTGATCGCATAGAGTGGTGTCCTCACGGTCAGCTGATAGACCGGCTTCGGCGCCCAGGCGATCTGCGCGGTGATGCCGAACAGGCGGTTGTCGTCGTCGTCCATGCGATCGAGATCGAGCCTGAGCAGCGGCTGCGTGTAGGACGCGATCGGCGTGACGGCAAGCAGTTGCGCGCCGCCGAACGACTGAATGCCGGCGCGCGCGGAAACCTTCCAGTTGTTGTCCCACTGATAGAAGCCGCCGACATAGCCGGCCGTCGTGCTCCCGACGCGCGCAAGAACCGAGTCGACCTCGACGTGGGTGTATTGAATGCCCGCGAGCCAGCCTCGCATCTCATCCGGGTCGAGCGCATATTTCGCTTCAACGACGGTATTGAACGAGGTGGTGGCCAATGGTGAGTCCGGCACCGCACGCGTCAGCGTCGATTGCAACGTCAAGGTCGGAAATATGCCGCCGCTCTGCTGATAGACATCAGCCTGGAAGCCGAGGAACCAGCTCGTGACGGCGACGTCGGACCAACCCGACAGCCCGTTATAGGACGTGCTGCCGATGAAGCCGCCATAGAGCGAGAGCGCCTCGCCGAGATCGACCGTCAGCGGAACGTCGACCCCGACGCCCTGGTTGGTGGGCGCCGATAGAAGCGGGCGTCCCGGCGGTGCCGGACGGTCGAGCAGCTGACGCAGAGTCGCGATCTGCGACAGGGTTCCGAACAGCGAGGAATCGCCGAGTCCGGTCGACAGCGCGCCGCCCGGCACATAGGCATAGTTCGTGCGGAAATCGATGTAGACGTTGGCGAGACCGGGCGACGGCGAATCCGCCTCATCGTCCTTTGCGAACGCGCCGCCGCTGACGACCAGCGCCGCGCCGACAACAACAGCATTGAACCTCCGCAGCGCCCAGCCGCCGCCATGCAACAAGTCCTCGCACGCCAT